TCTTGGTCCACTATGGCCTCGTTGTCTGTCTTTTGTTCCATACTGTATTTACCTTATCTATTAACCAGGGTTTTAACTCTTTAAGAATTCTACTGCTGGTGTTTTTTGATCTTGCAAAGGTATACCGTTACTTGCAGTACCAGCGCCTTGTGCATACATTACGTTAGCAGTAACCTGACTAAACCAAACTTCTACTCCGTCTGCTGGTGCAGTAGTTAAAGTTACTTCAGTGGTTGTCGTGTTTACTTGTGTTACTGTATAATCAGTTTCTGGCACTAGCACAGTGCCTGCAACTGTTACTGTGATTGCATCAGACAATTCAGTGCTATCTACAAGTGTAGGAATGACAATCGATGTTGTAAAAACTTTTGTTGAGCCGTCTCCCTCGTTGGTTTTGTCTGTGGTTGTTTTTTGTTGATAGGTTGCTGGTAACTGCTCACCTGGTCCAACATCACTTACACTAGCACCCGAACTATGTGCATACACACCAGTACCTGAAGTTCCTCTTCTGAGATCACTTACAGTATTGTTGCTAGTATTTCTTATTCTATAGGTAATACGCTCTCCGCCAACTATGAGTTGTCCAAATATATTAGCTTCGAGATTTGGTTCGCTTAATTTTGTTGCATCTTTAATGTAAATTGTATCATCAGTTATTGCAAGATCCTGTGCAAGTTGAGTTGTGTTTTTAGTGTTCATTCTCAATAGCTTTTGGTTGCCTAACATGTCTTGGAAAATTCTAAAATTAAGGCTATTTGGAACTACTGTATTTGTAAAAATAGTTGCAACTACTACATCAACATTGCTTATAATTGGTCGATCTAGTGTTAGAGTAGTAGTGACACCTCCTTCTGAAAGGGTAAACTCTGATTGACTAATAAACTGACCATTAAGTGTTACAATCAATCTCTCTGGACTGGTTACAATTCTTCCAAGATTAAAAATATTTGTGTCCACAGTAACACCAACTGTCTCATCAAAAGTGCTCTCATCATAAGCATCCTCATCGTATGCAACCGATGTTGTTACACCACTTGTGGTTGGACCAACAAACACTTTGGTTATAATGTTCTGTTGCATTGTGTCATTGAAAGTTGTAACTGCAAACTGAGCATTAGCAATTGCACTTACACGTAGGTCAATCTGGTCACCGAGCAACACATAATCGGCGTCTGTGGTTGTAAAGATCTTGATATTTTGGTTTGCTTCTGGCAAACTTCCTGATGTAAATTCTACATATCTATCACTGGATCCATCCCATGTGCTTAGATTCCAATCTACTGCTAGATTCTTTTTTACGCCATCTACGTATACAAGTATATCATTATCTGCAATCAGAGCTTGATTTGTTTTTCCTGTAGTGCTTATATAATATGGACCAGCACTTGAACCATCAGCAGTGTATTCTATTCCTTCTGACGGACGTAACCTAAGCCCTTCACGTTCTACTATTAAGTTAGCAGGATTTGTGCCCTCTATACTGTTTGTTAGATTGTCAAGTAAACTTGAACCATCGTATGTAATATATTGTACTTGAGGCGTACTCCATGAATACTGTGTTGGTGTTGTTGCTCCGAGAGCTATGAATGTAATCCAATCACTGGCACCATAGGAACTTGTAAAAGTAATTGCAGTTGCAAAACTACCACTTGCGGCAAAAGTGTAATCTGTAATAATTGTACCATTTACAAAAATTACTAGCTCTTCAATTTGACTGAACACCACAGGTATAGTAGAAGTGTTTGCTACAACATCAGTGCCTATGATACTTTCTTTGTATAACTGTGAACCTCCACCTAGACCAAAAACCTTAACTGATATTATGTCTCCAATAGAACTTGGTATACTTGCACCAAGTGACACAGTTTTTGATACCCAGTTAACAGAATAATCTGTAGTTCCAATACCTTGTCCGCTACTTAGATCAATTACTTTTATGCCTACTGGATGTAGCATTTGACTTGAAAAGTCGACTGTTGTGCCAGATCCATTAAAAGTAACATTAGTTGTTGCAATATCAAATCCATGACCATCACTGCTCCAGTCACTGCCTGGACGAGTAAAAACTTTAAGATCAAGTGTATCAAATTCACTCCCAGGTAACAATTCTTCTGGAGCATGCGAACTGTATGTGTCAACAAACGCACCGCCATCAACATTTATATCTGTTGCTCTTGTTCCTAAGTAGGTATCTGTAAAAGAACTTTCGTAGATAACATCTAATATTGCAGGATCATATGTAGGCAACCCCTCTGGACCAAAGTCAATATTATCATAAGGTGTGATATCAAAGTTTCCAATATCATAACCTGTGTTTTCATCGAAGTCTGGTGCATCAACTTGTACACCAGGATAATCAATGCCTGTCATAACTTGTGCAAGTTCACGACCAGGTTCATTTGGTTCTGGTGTGTACAAACCAATTGTTCTATCTGCACCATCAAGAGTTGATTGATCTACTTTTGTATAATTATCTGGATCAAATGTTGTACCACTTGTGAAATTTGCAGTAACACTATATACTTCTGGTAAACTTACATTTACAACACCAACAGTTGGTACCGGATATCTTACTAGCTCGCCCGCAATAAATGCAGTATTTGCAGTCCAATCTTTTACAGTACTTGTGTATGTAATTCTATCGTATTTTATTGTTGTTGTAAAGTCACGCACCTGTTGTGGTTCTAAAACAACAACCGCAGTTGCTCCTGTTCCATTACCGCCTGATATAGTAACAGTTGGAGTAGTTGTATAACCACTTCCTGGAGTAATTACGTTAATCCTTGTAACAACACCAGCAGTGTTAACAGTGGCAGTCATTGTTGCTTGAGTTGTTGCATCGCCAGTAACAACCACTTCAGGTGCTAGAGTATAACCTGAACCACCATTGATTACTGTGACACTTTTTACTTGTAACTTGTAGTTATTATACCATTGGCTCCACGGAAAGGTTGTCCAGACACTCGAAGTACTAGGAACTGCACTTAAACTTTTTGGAAACTGGCTATCGTCAAGTATAGGCGAAACAAATTGATTAAGAGTTGCATCATAGTATGCAGGAAGATCAAAGTCAGTAACGCTTCCGTTATAGGTATCTTCGCCTTCATAGCGTAAATTAAATTCTCTGACCTGTACATGATATGGTTTTACTTCTTCAATATATTGACTTACAAAGTCTTGGTTGTCTCTTCTAAATATTGGATACTCTTTGAGATCTCTAATTTTATGATTTACATCAATCAATGAAGTTTTGATAAGCCAGTCTGGAGCAGATTGTTCTGACATTATGTATTCAAATGTCAATATTAACAATTCATTACGGAATATTTTTAGTTCATTTGTAAATATTTCTTCATTAAGTGCTTTAAGAATTTGTCTGGTTTCAACGTCTGGTGCTTGTGCAAAACGTTGTGCATCAAAGGCCTCAACTGAAAAACCAAAGTTTCCAACTGAATAATCCCAAATAGTTTTATCAACTGCAATTGTTCCATCTTCTAAGAAAACTCTGGTCCATTCACTGGTTGTTGTGCTATATTGATATACTTCACGCTTACCAAAGCTATTTGCTAGTACAGTTGCCCATTGGCCGTCGCTTACATTTTCAAGGGCTAGTAGGTTACTGTAGACTGCGACTTCGTATGCACTGGCATTTGCCGCACTATAGGTGGTCCCGTCGGCATTTGTTCCATTCCAGTCTACATAACTCCAGTACAACTTGGTATCATAATTTTGCACTCTTGCCAATTGTAAACTTGGACCAGCAATCACAGTATAGATTGTCCACATGCCTTCTTGTGTACTATCACTCTGCACTAGGTAGTTGTAACCAATTGGAACCTGTCTAAGATCTTGGTAGGTAAGTTCAGCGTAAGTTGCGAGTTTTTTATCCCATAAACCACTAACGCTTGTGGGTTCTGGATCTTCACTATTCAGTAACCTAAAACTCTTAGACTCTGAAATAGGATACTGTTTCATTATTCTGTTTGCACGGACCATGTAATTTTCAAGTGCAAGAAATCTGTCTATAAAGAAACTTTGTCTTGGTCTAAAAGCAACACCATATCTGTCGGCAATAGAAAGTGTTGGGTCTGGCACAATATTTCCAAGCGTATCGATGCCACAGTAACTGTCTAAAAACTTTCTGTAAAGTCCAGTACCAAGAAAACTGTTTGCATCCTTTGTAGTAATTAGATCATATTCGCTATGAACAGCATCAGTATTTTCAAGTTTATCAAATTCTACATGTAGTATAGTATCTTTTGCAACCAATTGTGAACGAACATTATATAAACCAATGGTGCTTGGGCTAAGTGCAGCACTATAAGATACTCCACTTGATCTTGGATCAGCAATGTATTGTGTTATAGAATTTGAACTCAGTGTCTTGTTTGCCGGAATAGCAGTTAAACCTTTTACCCAGTAGTAATAATTGGTAACAAAAGTACCTGCACTATCTAAATTACTTGTAACAACATAACTTTCAGTTGTGTATACTGTGCCTGGGCCTGAATAATCAGCAGGAGCTACTGAATTTTTTGTCCATTGATAAATGTCTACTGTAGATCCTGGAAATAATTGTCCCCATCTTCTTGCTTTATATTCTATGTTGTCTTGATGATAATCAATAAATCTTACTGTGCTTAAATCCCACCAAAATTCTCCTAGGTGTTCATCTCTCCACTGTGAACCAAAGTTGTTAACTGTGCCTGTGTTGTAAGCAGCAGGATCAATTCCGCCAGTGTAGTTTATATTTGCACTTGCTGAACCAAGTATTTTGCCTTGTAATGGATCAATAAAGTCAAGATAGGTATCAACTTCATTTGTGACTTTGCTGTAAGTAAAAACACTATTCAATAATGCACTGTTAACAATTGGTTGTTGGCTATACACAACTTTCCAAGCAGATTCTTTATTGGCATTTACAAACTGAGTTACTCTGCCATAATTGCCCGAACTGTCATCTAAATCATCGTTAGGAGCACCAACTAGAAGAACACCGTCATAGTAATCAACCGCACTGCCAAACTTGTCAAAACTAACCATACTGGTGTCATACAATTGTTGCCCAAAAACAAATTTGCCTGGGTTGGTTGCACTTGCGTTTGCAGCGTTTAGGAAGTTATAGGTGTAGACAACTCCTGATTCTGATAACGAATCAATAACGTTTGTACTTTTGCTGTCAAAGTACGTGGTGTTATTGTCAAATGTTGTTGGAAGGTTGGCAGTAGCATCTGGTGCACCGACTACCAGAGTAGTTGCGGTGCTATCGATCTTAACACTTTCACCAAAGTGACCGTAATTTTGTTTTACAGGTGATACAATAGTCTGTGCAAACACCATTTGAGCAAGACCAAGATCTGCAAATGCAGTTCCATTACCTGGTGCTACTTGTAATTTAATAAATTCTTCACCTGCTTGTATGTTAGTGAGATTTATTTGTAACGCACCATTTACTTCACTAGCTGAAACATTTGGTATATCTGCATTTGTTATATCCGTAACCAAACTTGCAACTGTTGTACCAGTGAGTGTGACATAATAATTGTTAATTCTTATACTGTCTGTAGCAGTAAGCACGGGATTTGTTTCAGTTCCTGTGATTGTGCCAAACAATCTGCTTTGATTAATCCATCTATCAACACTACCGCCTTGAACTGTAATAGTGCTATCATTTGGCTCTGCAATGTACAAACTACAATTGGTTGAACACATATCTACCACTTGTCCAAAATTATACTCTTCGCCAGGTGTTGGTGAATTAATTGTTTGTACCAATCTAAATGTGTTTGTTTCAACTTCAATAATGTCGCCAACATTCAGTGTGTAGGGGTTGGTTGCAGTACCAATTGTTATTGTAGTTCCTGAGTGACTGAATTGTGAATTGTTATTTTGTGCAGTAGGAATCAAGTATGTTCCATTTACAGTTACAACTGGTGTGCCTACTGGAGTATCTGTTGTTGTAAAATTTTGTGTTGTTGTTGATGCAGTAGTAACTTGAAACCGTTGTACACTTCTATCATAGATATAAACTTTACCAGCGTCGGTAGTTGTAGTCGAGCCCACAGTAACATCTGATCCTGGTGCACCAATTATAAGTTGTCTACCATCTGTGGTTGTGGAGATACTTTGTCCGATTAAATCGCCAACACTTCCTGAAATGTTTATGTTTGCTACAAAATCCCAATATGTTTTAGCACTTATTAAAAGAGCTCCGGAGCTTATCCCGGACAACAAAGTAACTGTGTTTGCGGCAAATGTGTAATCATGTATTGGACGTAATAATTCACCATTATAATACACTGCAAAACTGTAAATGTCTGTTACGCTAAACACTGTAGCAGTTGAAAAAGTTGTGGTAAGAACACTAGGTAGATAGGTAACACTTTGTTTTCTAGTTATTCTAATTTCATCATTTTCATTTGGAGCAGTTACAAATCTTACAACTTGATTGCCACCAACAGTTTCTACCGTATACTCAGTTGTAACTGTTTGCGATACATTATTACGAGTAACTCCAATTTGTGTTTCAGCAGTTGAATTCACAGAACTTACAACAATAGTACCTGTGATAATAAAATCAGTGGTTGTACCGTTTGCGGTGTATTCTATTGTTTGATCTTGTACACCAATTTGCTGATAAGCGTACACATAGTTGCTACTTGCAGTTGCAGTTGGAGCACTAATGTACAACCAACGTTCATCATCGCTTACTGCAACACTCTGTCCAAAATTATCAACATTGTTGGTTCCTGTGTTGAACAATTGTGTTTGTGTGTAGGTACCATTTGAAGAATTACGTCTTAAGCCAAGTGCATAACCTTTATTACTATCACTAGCAGGAGCACCTGTAACTATACGCTCATTATTACCAACGCTTAAACTTGTGCCAACTCCTGAAAATCCAGTAGCTCCAGGTGTCATTATGGCAACTTGCTTGTATGTATTTGTATCAGATTTGTTAAGACAGTAAATTGCACCAGTTCCGCTACCATAACCCGGTGCACCAATAGCTAACCCTTGTCCAACCAATCCCTGCTCAACAGTTGTTCCGTAGAGGTCATTGATTATAGGAGCATCTGCGTCTAGTTCAGTAGATGTTCCAAAAGGATTAATTTTTTGTAACACTGCCCATTTATCGTCGCCAAAATTGTCAACCCAAACTTGATTGCCCGTTACAATATTGTTTACAAAACTTAGATCTGCTACATCACTTGTTTGTGCAACACGAACACTCTCAAGAGTAAGAACTAAACCATCTCCTGTGAGTGAAGTTATGTCACCAGGTAGGCTCAAAGAAATCACAATGGTTTTCAGTGATGGTATACTGTTTACAATATATGCGCCATCAACATCATCGTCAAAATATTTAATTACAAATCTTTTACCAACAGACAAATTGTGATTGGTATTGAATGTAAGAGTACATGTGTCATTTAAGTTGTCAACTACAATTTCCAAAGAGGCATTCAATAGATTATTTCGATAAATGTTCCAATCAAATGAGTTAGCTTTTGCAACCCAAACATTTGTACCTATTGCAATCTTATCTAAGTTAGCTACAACATTGGTTAAATCATCAAAGTCAAAAACTTTAATATCTACATCATCATAATTTACATAACCTGCACTTGGTAATGCTCTATCCTCAGGAATAGTTGCTACAGTGGGTAATATATTTTTATTAGTAATCTTATAACTTTGTTTCCAAATATTATTGATCAGTATTTCTTGATTAGCAGTAGTTATGTCTCCAGGGTCAACAACTGCTACTGTACTTGGATTAGCAAGTAATTTGCTTTCATCTAACCTAAGTTCAAAGTAACTTCTATTTGCATTAGCACCATAGATACCACGTTGTATTGCCCAATTTTCTTTAATTTCATACTCAGCTTCTTCTTTGCCAAGGTTTGCACTTTTTAGTTGTTCAGCAGCACGAATAGTACCTTTTGTTCCTAAAAATTGTGAGTACAAACCTGCTTGAGAAATATCATCAAGGTTCAAGTTCTGCATATATTGTCTCGGACGAAACCCAATTAATCCTAAACCAAGTAACGTTGAATCACTTTCTAAATTTGCAGTATGTATATCATAGTTTTCTCTTTGAGCATCTGCTTTGGTTGCAATATTTGGTAGTAAGCCAGTTTGTATTCTATCAAAGTCACTTTTTATCCAATCAGCAAAAACAAACTCTGGATTTGGTGGTAACAGTCTTGTAGCACTCCAATATGCTTCTTTGTATAAAACAATTTGACCTTTTGTATATGGTTGATTTGGCACCCATTCCTTGATATTGTCTTGATTTAAAATAAAACCTTGTGCATCTAAAGTGCCGTTCCATTCATAAACAGTATTTCCATTCAGTAACAACCTGTTTTGTCTAGCACCAGTAATAGGGTTATAAATTAGGTCATTAAAAATAGTTGTGTTGTCAAAAACAATTATGTGCTCGTAACTTGTAAATCTAGCATTTAGAAAACTGAATGTTTGATTGTTCAAACCAATTAGTTTTAATTCGTTGTCTAATCTTTCAACTGCATAGTCTTTTCCAAACAAAGGTTCAAAGTTTTGATCAAGCATTATGTCATTTATATTTTCGTTTTTTAAACTTTCAACAACTGCAAAATTCTGCTTTAGCTTGAGTATATCAGCACCAGGATTCAAGTTTATAAGACTACCAACTGTCCAACTCTGACCAACCCAATACAAAAACTCTCTTGCCATTTGTGTCCAGTCAACTATTGTTTCGTTTACTTGACTGTCAAATGTTAGTCCTTGTTTATCAAGGTATGCTCCATAACTTGTGAGAAAATCAACAACTGAATTAGTACTTGTAAACACATAACCATAAGGTACTTGTACGACATTATTTGTATAGGTATTATTAATTCTACTTTGCTGACCGTTAACATCGATACTGGTAAACTTACCAGTTGGAACACTTTGCAGTATCTCAAAATATGGTTTCGTAGTACTATATCCATTTACTGAGTATCCGTTTGTTGTCCTTTGTACTGTTACTGCACTGTATTGGATTTCACTAAAACTTGGATTTTGATATAGGTACAAGTTGAAGCTTTCATCGGGCAGTAGCAAACTACTGTTTAAACTGTTTGGTGATGATTTTTCTGCAAATATTTTTAAATAACTCTTATCACTAAATGATGCCATTCTATAGCACAATCTAACATTAAGATTCGCAAGTTTATCAGTAACTAAAACTGTGCTATCAGTACCAGTGACTCTGTTATAATCAACTACAAAGTTGATGTAACTATTTTTGATTATTCCATTACCGTATACTGAAACCTGTGCTGGATCAATTCTAAATCTATTGTTATACAAGTACTGATTGAATTCAGTGTTGTATTTGTATAGATCTCTGTCTGCAAATAAGCTAAAATATTTTGCTGGTTCACATAATGCAAGTAATCTTTGAATTGCAAAAGGATAGTAACTGCTTCTTCTCCAAGCAGTTTGTGTTGGTCCAAAATCTCCTGCTACCCAACTTTTAACAAAACTACTTTGATCATAGCTTCCAACTATACTTTGCATTGGACTTACAAGGTTTCCTTGGCTATCAGTTGGTAAGCAGTCGAGCAATTGTGGACGTACAAATTCTTTAACTACAACATCGCCTGTTGGGTACGCAATAATACCTTTGGCCATGTCGTTCCACAACACAAGGTTTCCTGATGTATATGGAGCTGGGCCATATTTAGTATTCCACCAACTTGGTCGTACACTAAGTCCTACCATTTCCCAAGGACGTGTATGTGGGCTATCAGTGTCATAGAGATCAAAATATATGCCTCTCCAGAATCCTAACAGTGGATCATTATCGAGACGATTTGAGCTATTAGAGTAGTTCCAAGTAAACTGATTATCAGCATCATATGATTGGTCCTTGTAATTTACTCTGTTTGCACCAACCCAGGCAAGAAAACTTACATTAAGGATATTATTAACTTCTGTTAGCGTGTAGTCAGTTGTTCTAAATTGTCCTGGAATAACATCACTTGCTCTCAATGGTGGGTCGTATTTTTCAGCAGAATTAATTTTTATATTGTTGTATATGCGTTTTTCTAGTTCTAGTAGGACGTCATTTCTATAATCACCTGTTTCCCATGCAACGGTTAAACTTCCATCATGACCTTGAATCACAGTAGTAGGAGTTACATAGGTGTTGTCTACAAAGGATTGTGGCAGATATACTGGATATAGTCCAAGCATACTAGGAGTTGCAGGAACATAACTTCCATATGTGGCAGTATATTCTCTAATGGTAATTATATCACCAATTTCTAGAGTAACGGTACTGCTGTTGATTGTAATTCTTGGTCCATCTGTTGCAACTGTGTATTCTTCGCCGTCTCCTATTAATTGTGTTTGCTTTCCAGTTGCTTTTGGAGTAAGGTATACTAAAATACCGTTATAATTTGCAGTTGTGAAGTCATAGCTATACAAAGTATCAAATGTATATGTTGATATTGCACTAAAAGTGTATGTGGTTGTTTCAAATACATTACCACAAGGTACAGAATCAGTCCAGTAAAAAGGTGCATTTGCATCTTTACCTGCATTTATTGTAGTAAGTGTGGTGTCAAGAATATATGCAGTTGACTTTCCTGACCAATCGTTGTTTGCTACAAAATCAAGAATTTTATTTTTAGTTTTTCCATATTCTGCACTGTTGAATTCTAATGCACGAAAGAACTCTGTATCTCGACCGTTGATGAATGGAGTCATCATTGTAAGAGGAGAACTTTGTTGTAGTATTAGCTGACCGTAGGGTACAACATTTCCAAGATCACGTAAATTATTTGCTCCGTGTATCTTACCAGTAAAATCTTCTAGATTTTGACAGATAGTTTCGTAGTGTGTTCTTATTGTTCCTAGAGTGAATCCTTCACTGTTTTTATTCATAGGATTGGATTCAAGGTTAGAAGGAACAGTATAAAAACCAATTGTGCTGGCACTGTTACTAAGAACTTGAGCTTCAACGACTGTTCCAACTGGTGGATCAGTATTTGGTTCACCAGTAACATTTGGATTGAATGTAATCTCTGTTACATTATCTGCATTAGTAGTATATGTGTAGGTATCTGGCAGTACAAATTGTCCATCAACAAAAACCTTTACTGGAACCTGCGACGTATCTGTTATAACGGGTATATCTAATACCAATGGTAATCCAGTATAATCAAATGTGAAACTTTGTCGTTGGACACTTGTGTTAAAGTGTGTTTGCCAGCCCAGCAATTTATTAAACGTTGTTCTTGTGTTATACTGTCTTATTAGACCTGTGTCAATCTTTTGAGTCGAACTACTAGCATTTACTACATAGGTAAATGTATCCGTATACAAATTGTTATCAAATACTATATCGCCAACATTGTTAATAGAACTATATTTCAATGGTTGATCAATAATTGTATCCGTAGTACCTGTTCCAACTGCGTAACTGAATATTTTGGTTCCCTGAAATGTGGTACTTGGATATACACTAGTATCGCTGTAGCTGTACCCATTGGGATCAAAGACATCAAACAACGGAGCCTGGTTAGTATCAGTTTTCTGCTGACCTTTTATCCACGACGTACCGTTAAAATAATAACTTTTTCCCTGCTCGGTAATACCGCTCAATACAACTAGATTGCTGTTAATTGGCACCTCAGGTGATGTCAAACTAGCGGCTTGTAAATCAATAGTTGGTGCACTACCATCCTTTAAATCAACAAAGCTCACAGTATAAATTTTATTCTTCACCTGTGGGTCATTGTCATTTGCAAATATTATTCTTGACCCTGCTATTAATGTATAGCCGTCAACACTGTATCCTATACTGCCATTGACATTTTGAAAGGCATTTTCCTGACTGAAGTCAATTATATCAACAGGAGTTATACCTTCAGTTCCGCCGTTGATTAGTTTAAGGTTTTTTCTAAATTCAAGTATTGGACGTTTTGCTCTTGCATTATTGTCGATTACTAGCGTTACATTATTATAGGTTGCAGTTGATCTTAACACATCAATATGGAACCATCTATTGCTTCGACTCCAAGCATTTTTATCAATGCTTGCTCGATTTATTGTCATGTAATCTTGTTGAGTCGGCGCATTTGCAGTTGCGTCATATCCGCCGACGTCGTAAGCTAAACTATCAAATGGAGTTGTTGCACTTACTGTATAGGTTTCTGGTGTTACAAAGTCAGTAACTGGTAAAAGCTCTATTGCAGAGCCAACTCCTTCTACGTAGTATTCTTTACCTTCGTATGAGTTTGGTACGATAGCTCCAGTAAATTCTACTTTCAGACCGTTAGTAAAAACCACTCCATTAGGAGATGTATATGTTGCTTTTCCAACAATATCTTCATCAACATTTAAATCTGATAAATTTTCTTGGTCAACTAATCTAATTACACCAAAGTTTAGTTCGTCACTAGCATCTTGATAGTAAAGTATATCAAGGTTTGCAGTAATCAATGGTTGTAATTCAAATACACCATCTGCATTCTTGTACCATGTTTTTCCAGCATTACTTGTACCATATTCAATTACAGTTTTACTTAGGTTAGCAATACTTTGTACTTTTGTAAGTTCCATAAAAGGACGCTCAGGATCTGCATAGTTGTAATTTATTCTCCATTGTACAAGTCTATTTGCGTTGCCATCAATTGGGTCAGTGTCCGAGAACACCGTATTATCAAATCCTTGACTATCAAATGGCTCTTCATCTGCCCACCCATCAGATTGTCCTCCTACAAAAATAAGTGTGCGATTTTGTAGATCTGTAATTCCATCTATTCCGCCATTTGCGGCTAAAAATACATCAACATACTGATTATTGATTTGGTTAAAGTTAAGGGTACTAGCAACTAAATCAGTTGCACCTATGTCGGTTAGAGTAAAATAAAAATTTTGTGCAGTATTACTTGGAACGTTAAATGTCACTGTGCCAAAATCGTCGCCGTTGTTTGTTACACCAAGTACATCTCTTGAACTTTGATTTGGTTGTTGTGATAACACGCCTGATGTACCAGGTTGCGATTGGATCCAAAAGTTACGTCCTGTGTCGCTTACGTTGAAATTATACTCACCTTGTCTAGCTAATGAAATAGTTGGCAATGTTCCTGAGTAACCTGAGAATGTATAACCTGTGTTTTCATATTTTACATCATAACTTGCTCGTATAGGAATAGCGTTTGCAAAAACACTAACGCTATCTGGACCAGCCGCTACCCAATAGTACTGACCAAAATTTACATACTTGTCAAAATCAACCATTGGATCAAAACTATAGTATTCACTGTCAAACAATCTATCGTCACGTGTGGTATTAGAACCTTGGAGTGCTAAACTATCAATTATGCCAGGATAGGTAATGGTATTTTTAATTTCTGTGCCATTGTCGTTTGTTTGCACAACGCCTGGTTCAAGTTGATAGTTGGTGCGTGTTTGTGTTGGTTCAAGTACGTAGCTATCACTGGCAGTAACTCCAGGACCTATTTTACGTCCTATATAACCTTCAGTTGGTTTGAGTTTTGGGTTTTGTGTGAGTTGATCAAGAGTACTACGCAACAACTGCTTGTTTGCAGGTGTTTGAAAAATTTCAGGTAAAAAATCTTCTGAGCGTATACGCTTAGCCATATTAGACTACTCCGCTATTTGGTGCAGTTCGCAACTGCGTACCAGTAAGTGCATCAATTACCTGTACATCGTTAACTGTGGCTGCATTAACAAATATCTCATTTGCTTGTGAGCGTATTTCATATAAATCACCAAACGATTTAAGAGGATCAGTTGGTACTAATACCACCGAACTAATAATACTTCCTAATCTGTCATGTAAATATGCACTTAGCTCACTAAAGAAAAACGTATCACCAAAATCCCAGTTCTCTATAGTAAAATAAGTGTTCATTGCACTAACAACTTGACTTTTAATTTCACTAACACTGGCAGTACTTGATGTATTTTTTACACACTTGATAGTGGCTTGTAGTTCAACTGATGCTTTTGTTCCAAACAACGGTTTAAAAGTTACACTATTTAAAATAATATTATCACTGATCATCTTGTATTGATCAAGTGTACTATAACTAGTTGTTAGTTCGTCGATTGTAGGTTTTGTTGGTTCAGTTACAGTTCCTGTACTGTCGCGTATGTAATTTTGATAAGCAATATAATATGATTGTGTTACTAGATACAAATCAATGATATTTGTTGTGCCTGGATCAATACGTCTACTCAACGGAGCATTGTGGCGATACTGAAAATACAATCCCTGCCTTCCTGTATATGTTTGGTATCCAGTTACTAGTACTATAGTTCTTGTTCCTTCATAGTCAACTGTCAGTTGATAGAACTTTTCGTCTGTATATGCATAAAACACTTGCTTGTCTGCATACTCGCTTTTCACAAGTTCAATTGCAGATTTTGTTGCAAAAGAACCAATTACCACACCTTCTGCTAATGGCAAATATCTTTCTAAGTTATCAAAGTCAATTGTCTGTTGCAAATAGATTCTCTTGTTGTTCGGGTTGACAGTTGGAGCAACAAGTGTTTGAAAATAATCTGGATTGTCTGGTATACCGTCATTGTCAGAATCTTTGTATGATATTCTGACTCTAAAGTCATCTACAAAACCATCTGCTTCTACAGGCTGGTCAATAATGTCTAAAACTTCATCACTGTTAAGTGTTGCACTGCTATCGGGTAAGTTGTTCGTTTTTAAGACATTAATAAAATCATTTATCACTGTGCCTGTCTTTGGATCATAAACTTTTTGTGTACCATCATAGAAAAACCGTGTTTCTAAAACACTAGCCCAAAATCTCTGTAAACTACGTGAACTTACTGTGTAAGTTACTCCATCAGTTTCAAAAGCAACCAACCAACTATTGTCTAAACCTGTACCTGAAGTGTTTTGTGCATTTGTAAGACTAAAAGTAATGGCTGGATTTAAGTTTGTGGTTGTGATTACATACCAAGTTCCGGTTAAATTATTATATCCTAATCCAAAATCTCGATACAATTCAATGTTTTCACGCATTGTGGTTTCGATTGCGGTTGGTAAATCTGTAATAAAGTTTGGAATAACCTCTGTTGGAATTGCATTAGTTGGAATAAAATTATTAAGTGTTACAGGACCTGTGCCATCAGCATTATTACCAACTCCAAAATTTGTACCATCAAGTTCTAATGCAGTAACAGTTGCCCACAACACCATTTTATCACCAGGTAATGTTGGAGATCCAACTGCAAGCCTATTGGTAGCAGTAAAATATTGTCCAGTTGGTGGAGTAAATTTTACCAGCCCGCCTTGAGCAATATATTTCTTATTGTCACTTGCCTGCGGTCCAACTGGTGCAGGTGCATTGTTCGATACAAACCTAAAAAATCCAGTGGTTTCATTGTTACTTGTGGTACTCTGGCTCCAGTTTAGATTTAATACTGTTAACGAAGGACGTGTGAAGTTTTGATAGTAAAACTCTTGCATTCCTCTACTTGATATTACAGGTTCAACTTGATTAACAATAACATCAGTAATATCATTTTGATCAACAAATGTAAAAGTAAAACTTGGCACAGCAGTATTTTCGTATATCATGCCATCACTAGCAAAAACATTTGTACTTGAATATTTTCCAGTGATATCAACAAGATCCAAGTATCTACTAGTACCAATTGAGCTTCTGTTTACGGCTTTGGACTTGATTATAGTTGAATAAAGTGTATATGGAAAATTATTGTAATCTTCACCGTTTACCATTCTGTTTTGCGTATAAAATCTAGCAGGAGCACGTTGTTTAATATCGTTAATATTTTCTCTATTAGCGGCATTGCTTACTGGTTGTGTCAAAGCACATGTAAAAGTAAGTGTTTCATTCCTACCTGTACGACTTACATAGCCAATCGAGATAGTTACGTTTTGCATCTCATCTTGATTGATAATATAACTTAATCCGTTACTAGCACGTACATAAGTTCTGAAACTGCCAACTGGTATGCTACTAAACACGCCATCGCCAAAGTTTAAATTGATTTGATCATTTGTTCTAGAACTTATTGTAAAGTACCGACGTTGCTCAGGAGTAAGCTCTTCAACTGCACCTGAGTATATGTTTTCAACATATTCCCATTCATTCTCAATATTTCCTTGAGAATTAAGTTGATATAACCAAACATCTTCGTTATTGATTCCTTCGATGTTGACATTTACAACCCTGTTTGATATTCTTTCTCCTAAATTAAAATCTAAATCTTGTAGACTTCCTTGTTTAAATAAAAAGAAAAAGCCAGTGTTTGCACTAGCATAACCTTGTTTATCATTTCTATACAATATGTTAAATGCCCCATTTGGAGCAGGTGAAGGTTCGTATACATATGTTTTGTTTTGAGATGTAGCACATACTGCTTCAAAACCCATTGAAGTTCCGTTTATTGTGCTTGTAAACGGTATCACTGGCAAGAATCCTTGCAGTAGATTTATAGCATATTCGTCTGTTTGGACACCTAGTATAGTTTGTGAATTTGCTGGACGTCCAAAACGCTGACTGTTATCCAAAGCTGCATTTATTATAACTGTGAATTGTTCTAACCAATTTGCATTTGTAGTATCATTCCAATTGATTGTGATATTTGATAAATTGACACCAGTAAAGTCAACTACACCTTCTGTGGTGCTTATGCTTTGTACTTTTAAAAAGCCTGATGCTGCAGTGTTACGCTTTGGTGTGTAACTTACTAGTTCTGCTAGTCGATTGACACTGTCTCTACGTTCAGCAGTGTCGATAAAATTCTCTCTTGTGTTTAGGTCATTTCTAAAACTACCAGCTTGGCCCATAAATGCCATAACATCAAGCAGTGCTATAAATTCACTTGACTCAATATAGTCGTTAAAACTCTCTGGGTAATATAAACGAATGTAGTCTATAAAGCTCTTACGTAGTGTTTCAAAGTCATAACTTTGAAAGTCTGCTTCGCGGTAAGTTTGGTAAATTCTCTTCCAATCCTCAACCCCAAATATACTAGTTTGTCTTGTAGTCTTAGCCATGTGTATTTCCTTACCTAGTATTTATCTACAAAATAAACTACGTAGTTTATACTAGACGTCTGAGTATGCGGCTCGTTGTTGTTGATTGTCAAAGAATACAGTTAATGTATTTGCATCCTGTCCTGCAATGGTTTGTACTTCAAGTTCACATAAAAAACCATTTTCTTGTGCAAAAACATTTATATCTGAAATTTCTATTCTTGGGTCTTGTGCTACAACACGTTGTAGTTCAGTGATTATAGCCTGTGATGTTTGTGCATTTTGTGGTTCGAATATTAGACTCCACATTGTTGTACCAACATCAGGTCTGCCAGGCATTTCGCCTTGCCTTATATTAAGTGCATTCAAGAGGTCAGCTTTAATGAGTTCAAAATCAGTTAGTGTATAATTTTTAAACCTGCCAACTGTGCTATATCCGATTACTGATGTCATAACGTATTTATGTGCTTATTCCAGTGACTTTTTGACTAGCAATCACTGACTGTACTGCTGTATCAATTTCAGTACGAACTACAGTACCAGTTGCTCCTGATGATCCTTTGGTAAACCCTTGTATTTCACTGCTGATTTTTTGTGTAGTAAGATTAACTGCATACTGTCCGCCTTTGACGAGCTCATTCATTTGTCCAGCAGTGATATTTCCGCTTAGTGCCCCATTAAGTGTTTTACCAAGTACTGCACTACCTTGTGTCCATTTTTTGACAGCATCAACTCCAAACTTACTAGCACCACTAACTAAACCAGCCAGATCAGCCTCGTCTTCTAAGCCTGTAACAACACCTGCATTTTGCAAGCCATTAAGTCCTTTGGTGAACAAATCAGTTTTTGTTATGTCTTGTATGGTTTCATTGTTTAGAAAATCACTAACACCATTTATTCCTTGGTTACCGGTCCATACACTTGAACTGCTAAGAACAGTACTGAGGTCACTGGTAGCATCTTTCAAAAAGAAGTCACTGGTACCAGGTTTTAAAAATCCAGCATCTTCTAGTTCAGGTGCACTGAATCCAAATTTACCTACTCCTTTAGAGTTTGATATTTCGTTTGCCTTCTGCTCAACTTGTTTACTAGATTGGGCCAACATACCTGTTACTTTTTCAGGCGGTATTTTACCAACGTTATTAGTTGCATTGGCTTGCTTTTCATAATCGCCCTTTTCGATCTTTTTAATTTCTGTAGTTTCAGTTTTGTTGATTGCTTCTTGTGTTTTTGGCTCCAAAGGCACCGTCGTACTAGTATTGGACAAATTTGTAGTTGTGTTTATTCCTGTGCCTCTTTCAGCATAAGGTTCATGAGTTGGTACTCTTGTGGCAATTGTTTCTATTGCAGATGGTTCGGGTATCCAACCTTGTTGCGGTGAGAACTTTGTATCAGGCAATCTAAGTTTTGGAATTTCTTGAGCCTTGGGCACATCGCCTGCAGATCCACTGTTTAGTTTGATACAACCTGCTTCAAGTGTAAGTGCTGATCCAGCACCCCAACTTCCAGTATTGCTTTTCAACATCATTGAGCTGTCGCTTTTCAATCCAATCATGCTTTTGCTATAGGCCAATAAACTATTTGTACCTGTGAGGTTGAGACCAGCACTTTCCAAACTCATAGAGGTCTTTGCATGCATGTTTATACTGCCAGTTTCACTGTTTATGTTTATATTTTTATCTGCATGCATGTTGATTTCACCAGCACTTCTTATGTTTAAACTATTTGAGGCATAGACATCTATAGTGCCTTCCTTGCCTAGTTCAACCCAACTTTGTCCATTAGCATGCATAATATGTATTGTTTGTCCATCGGGTGTATCGTTCATCATTATCTGATGTCCGCCACTGGTACGCAATCTAATTAAATTGTCTTCGTTGGCCTGACTACCGTCATCCATTACCAAACTATGTCCGCCTTTACGGCCAATTACATTAACTTCATTTGCTTGTAGTGTTGAACTGTTTATTTTTTGTTGTAACTGTGCATCTGTTAATCCACCCGAGTATACTGCCCTCCCAGGAGTACTAATACCAAAGCATGCACTAGGAGATTCACGTTGACTGTTTGATGTTATAGGTCCAAGCAGTGGATCCGCTATTACACCTTGTGCTAACATTTGTCCAGCAAGGACACTATGCACTGGTTTTACTTCTTCAAAAAATCTTGGATTTTCACTTATTGCAGGATTTGAATTATTGATCTCAACCACAGGTAATTTTTTTTTGTTTGCAAACAGAGGACTATTACTATCATCTACGTACTTGTCACTTGCTCCAATTGCTGGTAGCATGTGATTAAGTCCAGGTTCTATTGGCATACCCATATAGTAACCTTTGCTTGGATCTCCATCTACAAAGAAACACAATACTTTTGTTCCTAAGTCTGGTGGTGTTCCCCAAAATCCATAACTTTGATTATTACCTGTAAAACTACCCGGGCCTGTAGGTTGAGGTGCACTTTGTTGCGTAACTCCATAGAAAGGACTTAGGTAACTTACTGTTCGCCAAAGACTTTTATTGTTTTTATCTGAACCAGCTAAATGTGTTATAAAAACTTGCAATCGACCACTGCGTGTTGGATCTACATTATTTGTAACTTCTCCAATAAACGGACCGCTTTCAGCAGGTGTTCCTCCAACATCTTGCTTATAGTTAGATTGGACGCCTCTACTTCTTTGATAGTTTTCACTTGCCATTTATAACCTCTTATCTAAATGCACTTGAATTAGTGCCAGCTCCACCGCCGCCAACTACTTTTGCTCCAGCCTTTACTCTACGATTTGATCTTTCTAAGGAACGTTGCGTTTTCTTTTTCAACAACGATCCTCTAAACCCACTGTTGGTACCAGCGTCATCACTAATTGTGTTGCTTCCTGGTTTAGGCTGTACCGGAGGTTGCCAGTTGTCTGTGTCTGTATCTATAGTTGAGCCTGTGTAATCAACATCGCCGTTGATTCCTGATTCAGCAATTCTTCTTGTTGTTGCATTATTTACTGTTGCACTTGTATAGGGAACAGTTTTACTTGCAGTATTATTCACTGGAGTAGGCCCACTGCTTCTTGTACTTCCAGAGATATAATCAGGAACTTGATTTACACCAGTTGGTGCTGCCTGTTTACGACCTCTAGGATCAAGAAACTCACCACTACCTCTAGACCCTACCGGTGCCGCTGGTTTTTTTGTTGGCCGTACAGTTTCACCTGCGCCGCCAAATGCATCTAATCCTGGTTGCTCTTCAACAACATTCGATTGTGCTTTCTTTTGTTCTGGACTATCAACTGCTGTATCAAATGTTCTAATGGCTCCGTGTAACCTTTGTGTGAACTGTCCGTTTTTGAAATAGTTAAAAATTTCAACACCAGTAAATACTATGCTTTCTTGTGCAATATTTGTTTCGCCAGTAATGCCACTCTTTGATAAGTTTTCTTTAAACACAGGAGTCAGCCCTGTTGCATAATCATAATCAACTACTCGGTTAAAACGTATTTCGTAAAGCACTTCGCTTGCATTACTATTCACACTACCATCTGCTTCAAAACTTCCAAGCGTAACATTGTTGTAAAAAATTTCACTTTGTGTTATAAAATCAGGATCACCTACTATTGTGATTTCACTTTTTGCAACGTCTGCTGGATCATATAATCTTGATGCTAATTCTGCTGCAGGTCTTGTACTTTCTCCTTCACCACCTTGCATACTACTGTTTGGAGCCGTTTCAAAAAATTTCTTTTCTGCAAAACGTGCATCTCCGACTACTGTGGTTGATTCGTCATTTAAACCGTCTTTGCCAATTGACTGTAGGTAGTTACTGTTTACATCAATTTGAAAATCTATTACTTCTGTGTTTTGCCCAGTGAACCAATAGTTGAATATTTTGTGTGCTCCTCTGTACATTGCTGGAGGAAAATATGGACTACGAGGAGTATTGATTTGATATCTACTGATAAAATATTTTATTCTGTAAGCAAAATCATTACGTTTCCTGTCATATCCAATTGGTGTAGCAGTCTGTGTTATTTTATACCATTGCACAGTTTTCACGGGAGGATTTTCAATACGCTTTCCTGTTACTTCATCAAAGGCAACTGTCTGTTGTGCAGTAATATAGGTGCTATTTTTCATCACTTGGTCAATTAATTGTGTTATTTGTGTACCAGCAGTAATACTATATTCTCTACTGTTAACATCCAGGGCTTGTTTGTTTTGATTGAGCTTTTGATTTGGATCACTGCTTTTTTCAAATGCGGTGCGTTTTTTATCCACAGTACCTTGTTTTTTCATTTTAGCATCTTTAAGTCCGGCAACATCTTCTAATTCAATCACATATTCGTCTGCAATCAGGTATCCTTTCTTTTCGACAATATCACGTTGATGTTGATTTAACGCCGTTGCTAAACCCTGGGTGACTGTTCTGTCAGTAAGTCCAACTTTCTTTGCTGGTGGAGTACGTTCAGCAACTTCTAATGCCTCATCATCATCAGTATCAACCTGTTGTCTTTGAATATCGACCAACTGAGTGTTTCCGTTGAATAGTGTTTGTACGTCAGCGGCACTAAGTTGAAAGTTAAAAGGTATTGTTCCTCTTGCAGTTGAATATCCAACAGTGGTTTGCGGTACCGTGGCTTCAACGCTGTACACCACGGCCTCTGTTTTAATTTGATAGGTTATATTTGAAAATTGGAACGGAACAAATTTTTCTACCAATGCATTAGGATCGCTGGTTTGTTCATCACCACTAGCAGGATCACTGCTTATTAAATTGCCTTGGTCATCATAGCCATAGAATCTTATAACCATCAAAAAAGTTTGTGAATTTACATTTACGTTTTCAATGTTTTCATGTGCCGCACAAGCCTGCGATAGTCTACTTAGAAATGTTATACCTTGTGGTTCAAGGATGTTGAATTTCATAGTTTGAACATTGTGCGGTGATTGTGTTTCTTGTGTTCCTATAGCACAACGTATTTCTAAATCTTCAACGTAAAAATCTAAGTCAAAAAACTCATTACGTTGTCCAACAGGAGCACCGCCTGACTGTATAATCAACTGGTCAGTAGGTAAAGTTTTTTTATCTGTTGCTAACAACTGTTTGTACTCATCCATGTTCATAATATAGATTGAAATACTGTATGTTTGACTTGCCAGTGCAGCCAGTTTATTTGGTTTTGCTACTATTGGTTTCATGAATTCAGCAGCCACAGCGACTCTACCTTCAACCACTTGACTAGCAGTACCAACACTATTAGATGTTACAGTGGTTGCATCATCATCAGTTGCACGTGCTAAAGAGCCACCGCCAGCACCGCCAGCACCGCCACTTTGTACAATTGTAGGACCACCATTTGGACCTATAACTCCTCGATTTTGTGTCTGCGAAAGTTTTACAACAGGAGTTGCACCACCTACAGTGCTAGTTGATCCTGAACCTTTGTTATCTCCAAGTTGTTGATCTTCGAATACTCTTAGGTTGCTTTGAGTTGCATTTGAAGGTTTATTCAAACTGTCAATAACAGGTTTAACTTCTTGCTCAACATCGTCAAAAAAGAAATTGTTTCCAGCAATAGGTGTAGTAAATCTTCCATCCTCAACAGATGCAATCGATGCATTTTTTACAATTGACCCAGCACTATTACGTGGTAGATTATTTGTTACTTCAAAACTGTTTTCATTTTTTTGAGTTGTTGTACGTACTTCGCCTAGTTCGCTTGAAAGAACATTTGTTTCTACAATATTCTGTGTAATTTTTGATTTGGTAGTTACGTATCCAGGTTGGTTTTTTAGGCCTTCATTTTGCCCATTGAGATTTTGTAACGTTTTTCTTGTTAGTTTTACACTTTCGTCACTTTTGTTCCATTCATCAGTAATGTTGCTCCATCTCGCACCAGTACGTGCTTGTTGTTGCAAACTTTTTACTGCAAGTTTTTGGCGATTTATTTCAAGTTGTTGGGTGAGCCTGGCTGCATTTAATTCTGCCGGAGTTGTCATATTAGATTCCTAATACTGATTTTAGTGTAGCTTCTTGAGGCAGATAAATTGTTGTGCCAATTGTAAAATCAAACAAAGGATCTTGCAATTGATTTGGATTACGTTGTGCAAATACCCACCAAAGATTTGAATCACCGTATAAGTCAAATGCCAAAAGATCAGGACGCAGGTTATAAGTTTCGTTAATGGTAAAACTTAAATCATCAATGAGTTTTGGTATTGGTCTATCAACCATAACGCCAAGATATTGATTTTGAACTATTGGAGTATCGAAATATGGACTTGTACTTGCATAGGAATTGGCCATTACCAGAATCCTTTCTTGATTAGGTTACCATTTGCGTATTCTTGAAGGCTAAACACTTGACTGACTGCTTGTCTACTTACGATTGGTAAGAGGTTAATAGTCATTGACATCTTGGTTGGTACATAGGTAGCACCTTTTGATCCTAAGTTTCCTGGCGATGGCTTAAAAGGTTGAGCACCTGCCTGCAATGGTTCACTGCCCCCGTTAAGTGCGTTTGTTACTGCGGTCTTAAGCCTGTTTAATGCACTAAAATTGCCATTTGAAGTTGCAGTTGCTAGAGGTTTTTGAAACTGCAACTGATCATCCCTGTTTATATGTCTACTTCTTGCACGTATATAGTTAACATCACTAGGTAGGTTGTAGTTAAATTCAGTAATTGCACAAGGGGACTCGTTGAACTGATATTCTCCTAACCCTGTGAGATATAACAAAGGCGGAGGCGAACCTCGTTGTGCATCTTGTCCGTAGAACATTTTACTTGCACTTTTTAGAAAATGTATACATGCTAAAAGATATTCTGCTTCAACAGTATCCTGTGCAGTAAATTCTGCTTGAAGTTGTACAGTTTGTACACTTGAATTTTTGTAAAAATAATGTTGATAGTTACTATGTGTTGGCGAATACGCATTGTACTCTGCTCTGTACTGTACGTCTATAGTGGGTGTATATGGAAAAATAATTCCATCAGTAATAGCTAATGGTGCAAGTATGCCCGGATCAGGTGCTTTGTACAGATAGGTTGCTTGCGGAGCTAGACGGAGCTTAACACGCCAATCGCCATCTGCGTTTTTTACACCAGATGCTTCTCGCATTTCATTAACAGTTTGTTGTTGTCTAGCTTTTTCTTTCAGTGCTTGTGCATCAAGTGCGGCCTGTTCTGGTCCATCGAGACCTGCCGTAGCATCACCAGGTGCAACTGTTTCATCATCTATTTCACCAACTGGGTCGTCACCTACAAGACTTTCACCATCATTGTCAACACGATCTTCAGGTGCTAATATTGGATTTCCAAACTCATCAAATTGTGCAACTTCACCGTCACCAAAGTCGTCTACTCCAAAAGGATTGACTTCGGCAGGACTACGTCTTGGATCACCAAAGTCATCAACTTGCCCTAATGGGTTGTTATCACCAAAGTCGTCTACGCCAAATTGGTTTACTTGATTTGGAGATGCAAAGTCACTAAAGTCTTCTTCATCTGCTATACCAAAGTCATTGTTACTGTATTCATCAAAGTCGTCTACTTGAGCAGGTGTGTTTATCTCACCAAAGTCATCTACTTGTGCACCAAAGTCGTTGTTGCTATAATCAGCAAAGTCGTCTACTTGTGCTGGTTCTGGTCCAGGTCCAAATGCATCTAAACCTGGGTCCTCTGCACCAAAGTCGTTGTTTGAATATCCAGCAAAATCGTCAACTTGAGCTGGTGTGTTAATTTCAGCAAAGTCGTCTACTTGTGCTGGTGCTTGATACTCAGCAAAGTCGTCTACTTGTGCTGGTGCTTGAAATTCTGCAAAATCATCAACTTGTGGTGGAACTGCAGATCCAGAGAAATCATCAACCTGTGTTATATTACGACTAGGCCCGCCAAAGTCATCAACTTGTGTAATACCAGTACCACCAAAGTCGTCAACTTGGGATATTTCTTGTGCTGGTCTGGATGGAGGTGGTGCAGGAGCATTTATATCTGGTCGAGGTGTTGGTTGTGCTACATCAACATTATCATCTGGAAAATCATCAAGATACGGGCTAGGCGGTGTACCAGGACGTCTAGTATCTACTGGTATTGGCTGAGGATTTCTAAAATTCTCGCTATAAGGATCTGCAAAATCAACTTCTGTATTATTTGACTCTACTACTGGTGCAGGTATAGGTGTTGCTTGCCTATAATTTTCTCCATATGCATCAGTAAAATCTACATCTGAATCTTGAGGTTGTACTGGCCTAGGTGGCGGTGGTGCTGGAAATGGGTCAGGAGCTGGTGTTCTATCGCTAAATGCTTGACTTGCAATAGTACCACCGCCTTGAAATGCAGTGCCCGAGCCTGTGGTATTTGTTACAGTTTCTGATGAGGCTGGTGATGTTACTGTTGGAGTTGTAGGTGTTGTAAACGGCCTACCTGTAACTGGATTTATTCTTGTATTTGATGTTGAACTTGATGGCGATGTTACAGTTGGTGTTGGTGTAGTTGTACCAGTAAATGCAGATCCTGATCCAGGAGTCGTCCTTGGAGTATCAGTTGATTGAACATTCTGCGAGCGTTCACTGGTTACACGACCAAAGTTAGCATTAGCCGCACGTGTACCCACGCTATCAGTTGTGTAGTTGCCATATTCACTTGAAGGAATATTAGCCAAATCAAACAAAGTACCAAGAGGTGCCTTTGGATACTGTTGTGCTAGTGCGTTCATTCTAGCGGCTTTTTTTGGATCGTAACCAGCCATGTTATCTCCTATAGTCTTATTTATGCTCACCAAAAACTGCGTAGTTAATGATTGACTTCTGATAAGTAATGTTGTATAATGTTACAGTTATTAGGCTAAGGAGAATCGTATGCCACAGGTGAGAACACCTAGAAAAGTAAACTATCTAAACAACAGAGACATACTGAAAGAAGTTTGGAAAAGCAAAAACACTTTCTGTTCATATTTAGAACGTGAATATGCACAGTATGATATAATTTTACCAAGTGTTGACAAAATTAATCAACGTACTGTTGCAGAAGCAAGACGCAATAAAGCAGATCGTATCAAAAGAGAAACTGGCGAGATTGTTGATCCTGTTAAACTTAACAATCAAGAATTGGTATTCAGAGTAATTTGCTGGGATCATATCCCAATGGTGCCAAAGAAACTCACCAAAGCACAGCAAAAGAAAAAATCCAAACTTGAAGAACTTCTAGAAATGGACGATGTGGACATCGAAGATGATGGATTACAAGAACTTATGAGCGACGTTGAACAAGATCTCAACTATGTTAAATTAAACTTTCCTCCTTTTTGGCACTACATGATTGATGAAAATCGTGTGCCATATGTTGTTGGCAAATCACATTGGATTGGTGGTATGGAAAACGGATATTTTTCAAAAGATCATGGCAAAATGACAGACAAACTAGCACACATGTTTATAAAACTGTGTGAACGTTATGCAACAAGGTCAAACTGGCGTGGTTATACATATAACGAAGAAATGCGTGGACAAGCACTGTTGCAACTTAGTCAAATTGGGCTACAATTTGATGAGAGCAAGTCGCAAAATCCATTTGCATACTATACCGCAACCATCACAAATAGTTTTACCAGAGTGTTGAACATAGAAAAGAAAAACCAAAACATAAGAGATGATATACTTGAACAAAATGGGTTGAATCCAAGTTGGACAAGACAGTTTAACAACTCACCAGATGCAAAAAAACTACAACCAGAAGCGACTAAAAAATAGGAATACACATGGGTTTGTTTAAAAAAGCTCTCGTGTTTACAGATATTCACTTTGGCATGAAAAGCAATAGCATCATGCACAATCAAGACTGTGAACAATTTGTTGAATGGGCAGTACAACAAGGAAAGTTACACAACTGCGAGACTGCAATATTCATGGGCGACTGGCATCATCACAGAGCCAGTCTAAGTTTGCAAACCATGCACCACAGTTTACGTGCATTAGAAAACCTTTCTCGTAGTTTTGATATAACATATTTCATAACTGGCAATCATGACTTGTACTATCGTGACAAACGTGACATCTACAGTTTTGAATGGGCAAAGCATATTCCAAATCTAAAAATATGTAACGATTGGTTTGAACAAGATGATGTGATACTATGTCCTTGGCTGGTTGGTGACGATCACAAGCAGATAAAAACTGCAAGTGCTCGGTATATGTTTGGACACTTTGAACTGCCACACTTTAAGATGAATGCCATGGTTGAAATGCCGGATCACGGTGAGATTAAATCAGAACACTTCCAGCAGTATGGCACAGTGTTTAGTGGACACTTTCATTTGCGTCAACAGAAAAACAACATCAACTATATCGGCAATGCATTTCCGCACAACTTTTCAGATGCAGGCGATGATCAACGTGGTTGCATGATACTTGAATGGGGTAAAGAACCAGAATACATTGCTTGGCCGGATCAACCATTGTACAAGGTGTTGGACCTTTCACAGGTAATTGACTATGCTGACACTATACTGAAACCAAACATGCATGTTAGAGTAAACTTGGACATAGAAATATCCTATGAAGAAGCAAACTACATCAAAGAACAGTTTGCAACCAAATACAAACTGCGTGAGATGGCACTTATACCAAACAAACGCAGTGCATTAGAAGAAGAACTGCAACCAGGAGATATTAAGTTTGAAAGTGTTGATCAGATTGTTACAGAACAAATTATAAACATTGATAGTGAGTTTTATGACAACAAACTATTACTAGAGATTTACAGGAGTTTATAATTTTCACCAAAAATTTAATTGCAACACTTGAACAGTATATCAACATTGTTGGTAGAATTAATTTGCTAGAGATAGATCATGACTTTGATTTGCTTAAACAACAACTACTAGATACCAAAAAACCAATTTTTGAACCTAAAGACTTTTATCTAGCAGAAGACTTGCACGGCAACTACTATCTGCCACACTGTAATTATAGCTTAACAACCTTTAATTTGGTTCGTACATTTCAAGAAGTTGATATAAGTCTTAACCGATGTATTATTTTTACAAATCAACCAGGGTATATCAACGGATTAAAGGCACTTATAGCTGATACAAAAGAATTGCCAATAGTTTTTGATGACTGCTGGTCAGTATTTGACAACAATTGCTTAGATACTCCGGCATGGCAAGATATAGATATTGATGCACATGCTATACAACGGCATGCACTAACAATGCTTGGAGAACCACGGGTACATCGCAACGCTCTATACAATCATATACAAAAGAACAATTATTTTGATAAAATTGCCACAAGTTACAGAGGTGTTGATGAAGGTTAGATTGTATACAAACACCAAAACAAGATGGAATGAAAATTGGAATCCCTACGGTATACTAGAAACTGCACCACACAAAGGATACAAAGACAGTTTGATCACAGGTAAACCAAACGGGCACTGGAGGACAGCCTCAGGCTCCAACGATTTTCAACAGGTATTTTATAAAAAAATTGGTATTGATATTGTAACTGAAACTGCGTTTAACTATCCATATCCAAGTACCTCAGAAAAAATACTTAGACCACTGATAAACAAACGCATGTTCTTACTTGTAGGACCACCGCACACACTCAAGTTTATTAAAACCAAAGGATTTAAAACTTTTGAACCTTTTATTGACGAAACCTATGATACTATTGAAGACCCTATTGATCGTATGCAAGTTTTGTTACAGGAAATTGATCGTTTGGTAACATTGCCGATTGACTCTATACGCAAAGCAGTGTTACAATATGCAGATGCGTTAGAATCTAACTTCCAAACCGTAATGAACTTAGAAACAGTCGAAACTGAAAAAATAGTACAGAGATTATCAAACATATGATCCAAATCAAAGATCTTACAGTTAAAAACTTCATGAGTGTGGGCAATGCTACGCAAGCCATCAACTTTGATAGACAGGACCTCACACTGGTACTTGGCGAGAATATTGACTTAGGTGGTGATGGTTCACGTAACGGAACTGGTAAAACCACAATCATTAATGCACTGAGCTATGCACTCTATGGCGAAGCACTGACAAACATACGCAGAGACAATCTCATAAACAAAACCAATTCAAAAGGCATGCTGGTTAGTTTAGACTTTTGTATTGGCGAACAGTGCTACAGAATTGAACGTGGGCGTAAACCAAACGTACTAAAATTTTACATCAACGACAGTGAACAAGAAGCAGATGACTATGCACAAGGAGACAGTAGAGAAACACAAGGTGCTATACTAAAACTTTTGTGTATGAGTCACACCATGTTCAAGCATCTGGTGGCACTAAACACCTACACTGAACCTTTTTTAAGTTTAAAACAAAACGACCAAAGAGAGATAATTGAGCAACTGTTAGGAATAACACAACTCAGTGAACGTGCTGACAAGATCAAAGAACTTAGCAAACGCACACGTGATGATATTAAACAAGAAGAAATGACCATCAAAGCATTGCAAACTGCTAACGACAAAATTGGTGAACAAATACAAGCACTAAAACGTAGGCAAACCCTGTGGATGAAAAAGAAAGCAGAAGATGTTAAAAAGTTTGAAACTGCAATTGAAGATCTTGCACATGTTAATATTGAGTTAGAATTAGCATGTCATGCTGACCTCCTAAAATGGACTGAATTAAATAACACACAAACACAGTTGCAAAAAGACATTGCCGCACTAACTGCACAGATTACTAGAGCAGAGAAAGATGTAAACAGAACTAAACGTGCATTAGAAAGTTTGGAATCTGGTACTTGTGGTAGTTGTGGACAAAGTGTTACACACATGGAAACACATCAACAACATGTGACAAAAGCACAGGAGGAATACAATGGGGCAAGTGATTTCCTTAGAGAAATACAAGCAGGCAT